GACAGGAGGGAACCGCACCAACATCATAACCCAAATGGAGCCATGTTCAGGGACACGCCATCGAGGAGTGTTATAGTTGAACGCCTGTGTAACCCTGCCTGAGAAATTGCCCAAGGATTGATCGCCAGTCCCGTCCACATCATACCCAGAAGCCCAGAAGGACGAATGTTGAACAAGTTGCGGTCGGTTGTCAGCATCAATGGTCGTATAACCTCCCATATTGCGAACGATTTCCCGATAACGGGAGTTAAAATAGTTCCGTTCGAGTTCAGTTTTTAACCGAGCTTCTTGAGCTGCAACATCGAGGAGCGAAACAACACCACCGCCAGCGCTAACTTCATAATCAGCGGCGGTTATTTGATTGTCTACACCAGCAGACCAAATCGTCTCGAGATTCGCACATTCAGGCCCATAAATAGCGTCAAAGGCATTGGTATACGGAGCCACTTTTTTGGGCGCGACAATAGGAGGACGGAAGTATTCATTCCAGATATTTACCGGAGGCCGCGAAAGATACAGAGGTACCGTTTCACCAACACCAAGACGTGTACCGAAATACGAACTTTCTATCGGAAGCGTATCCGTAGCGAGCGTTTCGGAGGTGTCGACACCATCTTCTACGAAGTCAAGCCAGTTGGAATACAGATGGCGGTGCGGCTGATAAAAGGTGAAGAGTTCAACACGGCAATCCATTGTTAGACCGCGAAGAAGCGGACTTAAACGGAAGCCGCCAGCGACGGACAAAGAATACGAGTCGCCTGGAAGAACAAAGGTTTTGGCGAGAGTTGCGAGGCGTCCCACTTGCCCGCAAGCAAAGGTCATACTAGACAGTGGGATATTTTCGCGTGGGGTAGATTCCATGGAATTTTCCAGTTCTGCTTTATTGTTTAATAAAATGCCCCTTTTTCCCTTCGATATTTGGTGTCTACGGGAAAAAGGGGCATTTTTTTGTGTTACATAACCCGACCACCGCGGAAGAAGCGGGCTTTGGGTTTTTTAGCGCCGCGCATAGGGCGAGCTTTGCGGCGAGGTTTTGAACGTTTACGCATTTTTTTGAGCTACGCTAGAGCGTTGGGAGGTGCGTGCTTCTACGTGTGCAACGTCGTTAGCATCGAGACGGAGAATGTAGGCAAACAATACCGAAGGCGTTACGGGGGTTTGTCCATCTTCAATGTCTCGTGCAGCGACTGTGTTGCCGAGCGTAGAAGCTGCGACCATCCAGTTGGTAGGGTTGACGAATTTATGGATAATAGCGGCGAGAAACTCTGTTGGAACATCGAGGGCAGGAATCCCCGCTAGGTCCGTGGCACCGTTGGTAATAGCGCGGATGATGCCGGAAGCTCGTGCCCGATCCGTGACGACCCACGGGCGATCTTGTGTTAAAAAATCCAGATCATCCGAAGCGATAGAAAGATTCGAGCCGTCAACAAGCATCTTCGTCACGTTCACAGCGTTTAGAAACCGGTGTTTGTCCATTTGCATGTTAGATTCCTTAGTAGGTTGGAGAATTGGGCATCTGTTAGACGCGAAGACCCAGCAATTTTGAAAGCGTCTTTTTCAATTTCGGTGCGAAGATGCCTGTTAACGGGCGACTGCGACGCCGCCGTAATCGGGCAAGTTTCGCAGATACCACCTAGCCTCATCAGAAATATCCGCGATTTTTAAGGGTATTCGATGTGAATCGGTAAAGTTCAGCGCTTTGGGGTTGCAGTTCTGACTCGTTAAAGTCCTCATACGCTGTAGCAAATTCATCTGTGACATCCGCAAATTCAGAAAAGATAGCAGCGACACGCGCCCTAACCTCTGCCTTAGAAGCCTCTGCGACTTCATTCGGATCAAGGTCGTCTGGGGGTGGGCCGAATAATGTATTCTGGATAGTTGCTGCAAAGCGTTCGTAGTCAAATGGGTCATTTCCATCAGATTCAGACCGAAGTTGCGGCTCATCCTTATCCTGTAGTTTCTTTTTGTCGTCGGACATAACGTCATCCCTTCATCGGAGTTTTTTCTCACATACTTTGTTAAATAATGCGCAACTGCGACAGGAGGCAAGCTTTTTATGGGCTCTACGTCGTCGCCAGTTCGAGCGACTGGCCATTTCCAATTTAGTTTGGTTGTATAGGCATCTAGCGAGAAGCGACACGCAATAGGCGCAGAAAAGCCAGCAGGCCAAAACCGTTTTAGCGCGGTAATTTCCCTTTTCAACGGGACGTTAGCACCTTGATTTGGGTCCATACACCCTTTCGGGAGTGCCCGAAAAAAGCAGAGAGTGTGAAAGTGAAGGCGGCCATTTTTGCCACCTAACTCAGGCACACAGATATATTTGAAATTGTCGGTATAAGGTTGGGACTTTGGAATACCTAGATTTTCGTTGACTGCTCTACCGAGGTTTCTCATGTGATCTCTAATCACGTTCTCGGACGATTCAAAGGCTTCGATCTGATGCGGTGCAAGGGTTAAAGAATTAAAGACAACAAACCAACCGTTTTCGGCTGCGGTTTCGACCTCGTTTATAATACGAGTGCGAAGATCATGTACTCTTTTGCGACGCAATTTGTCGCGTAGTTCTTGAGCAATGTCGTCTACCCAAGTTTCAGATTCTGTTCCGGTAATACCACGGTAATATTTAACCGTTTTCAGGGAGAGGAAAGAGCGCGCTTCTCGCGCTATTTCCGAAGGCTGGTCTATAGCGTTATTTTTATCAAGTCGGGCAAGGTAGTACGTAATTTTTTGACGATCATATTTAAGTTCCCTGAGTATTTGTTGCGAAGAAAGGTGAATTTCACGAATATCAGCAGCATTAGCAGGGTTCTTTGACCATTGATTAATAAAGGCCTCACCCTTTGACTTACAAAAGGAATTTTTCTTAAGTGTGAGCTGATAAAGGAATTCGTCACGGGCCTCCAGATCGAGGTAAACCCCTACAACACCTTTGCGATAATTCGCAGAATCTAAAGAGTTTATAAGCGTTTTAAGATCATTCATTCAATCACCTGACCCGAGTGTTTAGAGGACTTAAGAGGAGGTTCAGTTCGGCGATTAGGACGCGGCTTCATTTGCGCCGGCGGTTTAACCTTCCTTGATTTCATCCTAGCGGCTTCTTTGGCCATAAATTGGAGAGCAGAGGTTGCATTTTTTACGCCGTTAGCTGTGAGGCGTTTTAAAGCCTCTTTGCCATTTATTTCATCACTCATATAGTCATACACAATACGGTCGAGATTTTGGAAGCGCGCCCACCTATTAGAATCTTCTTTCCCTTTACCCGATTGATAAGTGTTCCAAACCTCCTCAGAGACACGTTGATAAGTTGCTCTATCAATATTCGTCTGCATTGGAATGCGGCTGCGATTGTATTCAGAATTTAGCGCAGCGGCAGTCACTTGAGCATCAGAACTAACTGCATTCATATCTGCCGCGACCTTAAGTTGCCTTTGTTGTTGGGCTGTTTGGAATTTGAAACTATCAGCTTGTAACCGCCTTTGTTGGTCAAACTGCTGTTTTTGAAGTTTTTGAGCGTTGCGTTGTTCAGAAGTAGCTTGGCCTATTCCGCCAGTAGCAACACCAGCCTTTTCCCACGGTCCAAGTTCTGGAAAGGCTTTATCCACGAATTTGCGTTGGGCTTTACCAGCAGTTTTCGCCTTAAAAGGATCAATCACTGACCCTATAGCAGCATCAGCGCCTTGTGAGATTATGTCCTTACCTATTTGTTTCCAATCGAAGCCGTCCACAGGGGGTTTAGTGTTGTTAACGGGTTGCGCTTGAACCGGTTGAGGTGGCGTGTGGTTCGCGAAGAGCGATTTTATATCAGCATTTTTTTGTGCTTCGGGATCCCTTTTGCCCCCTCCAGCGGCCCCCATTAGGGGGCCAACCAAGAAGTTTTTAAGAAAGTCGATCATTTTAATACCCTTATTGTGTTGGACGCCAATAGGATTCTTCAGCGACGTAATAGCGGAGCGACATTTGCCCTCGCCAAGTTAAGGAAGTGGCAGCCCCGAAGTTAGAAATCACACCCCCGCCAATATAAGCTAGATCATCAGGATCAGTACAATTTGTGTTAATCAGCATTCTGCCGGAGCTAGTTAAGAGTTTTCCGCCATTGTCGATTCTGAACTCTGGAATATATGTATCCGTCTGCACAGGTGCAAAAGAATCCCCGTCATTAAAGTTCGTTGCGCGCTCTGCGCGACGTATGAAGGGGTAAGCGATATCTGATAAAGCCGTATCTAAGCGAATATGAAGATCATAGGCCAAGATCATTTTACCGTATTGCCTGGTGGGAACCACCGAAACGGTCCAGCTTTGAAAGTTGTCCGTCGTCGTGGTTGAACCCGCAAACATTTGGTAAGTCTCAGCCGTGGCCGTGGTGTTGTAGAACACCGCACGTTCAGAAGCATTCTCTTTGAGATTAGAATTTACAACAGAAGAAGGTTCGAGAATAACGGAGGCAATTTGATTCTGTAACATATTTTAAGTCCCTGCAAGAATGGATTCACGGGCCGGTGGCAACCGTCGGATAACGTTAGTATCAAGACGAGCTTGAACATTCCAATGAGCCAGTTGGCGAGACGCGAAAAGATTATCGTAATCAGAAGAATCGACTAGGTTGGCCCTTTCGGACGTGGTTGGAAGCGTATCTTGGAAAGGGAAGCCGGAAACAACTGCGTATTCGCGGTGAACATTGTGGGGTTGGTACCGGTACCAAGAACCATAGGGGATAAACCCAAGAGAGGTTGCGCCGCCAGAAACGAAAAAGTCACCCGTACTAACTTCTACAGGAGGTTCGTTTTGGACGATGGCTGGATCGCCAATAATTTCCTTATAGGAAGGGGAAGGGTTGTTAACCAAGTAATGTTCCTCTCTGTAATTGACAGGAGGGAACCGCACCAACATCATAACCCAAATGGAGCCATGTTCAGGGACACGCCATCGAGGAGTGTTATAGTTGAACGCCTGTGTAACCCTGCC